GGCATTCTGGATGAGTTTGGGGACTTGGTGCGATGGACGTACGAGAAGCCTAATGACGGAACGATGTACCTAATAGAAATTACCAAACCTTTGTATGAAATTGACTGGGAAAACTTTGAGGAGGCTTTGTTTTGAGAAAACGAAGCAAACGCCAAGTCAAGGCTGCGGAAATTCCTTGCATCGTCATGAGTGCAATTATTCCTGAAGCTCAGATTGCTTTATTTACTGCGCTTCAGGCATTTAAAGAAGGGTGGGCAGAACCGGCGCATTTTGACGCAATGTTAGACACTCGAGACATGCTTTTACTTGGCGCAAACGCCAAGCGTGAAGAAAAAACCGTTGAAGTTGCAAGGGCGATTAATGTGGCACTTGCAAACATTCAGGATAGTTGGGACGGAAAAAAGTTTTACTTTAATAAAGATGAACTAAACGCTTTGCAGATTTTAGTCGATGTATCTAATGACTTTTGGAATAGGCAATCAGGGGCAATTTATCACGCAGCTTATTTAGCGCTCAAAAAGTGGAGGCAAAAACAAAATGAAGATAAATGCAAGCAAGCAGGAGCCAATCAAACCGGGGTGGTATGTCTGTGAATGGGGCGAATTTGCATCAAGCCCGACCCTGGTTTATTACGATGAGCGCGGATGGCAAAGGCAACCAGGAATAGAAAGTTTTTTCGGAACACATGAATCAGACGTTTGGTGGGATGAGTTTGAGCCGAGCGATTTCACCAAGTTCCTTTTGAGGGTTTTGCCGTGATATGGGCTGAATATGTTTTGGATATTCCGAAGTCTTTAGAACAACGCAGGGTTGAAACATCAGAGCAGTACAGGAAAGAAAAAGACAAAATTTACAAACGGAAAAAAAGAGAAGCAAAGAAAAAATGTACGAATACAAAGCAACAGTAACGAATGTGGTGGATGGCGACACGCAAGGAATGAACCTACGAAAAGCAGCACAGCAGGCGCTTGAGGCGTTGGAGGAGTACCAAGCCAAGGGGGCTCCGTTTTGGGCGTGTGATGGGGCTGTAGCCGCCCTCCGCACCGCGCTTTCCGAGGACGCCATGGAACGACTGACAGACGTACAGCAAGAGATGGATTGCTACGGCGATGGCAATGTTTATCGCGGGCAGCGCAGCAGCGATAGCAAAACGCCGACGCTAACTATCAACGGAATGCCAGCAGTCGAAGGCCCGCTATCAAAATCGCATCGAACTTGTCAGGAATCCCGACAGGTTGAGCCGGTGGCGTGGACAACGAAAGGTCAAATTTCTGCTATGGAAAACGGGTTCCAGCACTACATTCACGGTCGAGTACCCCGATTCGTATCGCCAACAGAAGATGATGTTCCACTCTACGCCGCCCCACCCAAGCGCGAGCCGCTATCTGATGGCCAGATTGCAAGACTCTGTGGAAAGTTTGATGCCCGGCATTCTGTAGCAATTGGAATTGCCAGAGAAATTGAGCGTGCACACGGCATCGGGGGTAGGGAATGAACAATCAAAAAATCATAGCTTTATTCGCAGTCATTGTCGAAAGCTGCGAAGCCCGCAGTGGATACAACGACTCAATCATGACAAAGGCTGGCGACAAGTTCCTCGTGACAGTCGAACCGGAGGGCTGGGTTGAGGCGACATCAAGCCAGTGGAATGGCAGCCTGAGAAATTCAAACGGCTTCCCACACAAGCCAAAGGTGTTTGATTCTAGGGAAGCCGCCGAGAAGTTTGCCAAGCGTTGGAAGGGGCACCCATGGTGGTGCCGTCCAAATGGCAACTTTGACATCATTGAAATCGAGCCTGTTTTCAAGCAGGTGCCAGACGGTTACGCCATCGCCAAGGCGCACGGCATAGGAGAGAAGGGATGACTGACCGAGAACTAATGCAGCAGGTTTACCAATACCTGACCGGCGAATCAGTTAGAAATAAAACAACGGATAAACACATTGCGGAACTTATAAGCGAGGGGCTGGCACAACCAGAGCAGGAGCCGGTGGCGTATGGATACAGAGATGCTAGAGGAAACATCAGACCTCTTAACCATTACGAAACAAAAATGGATCGTATACCCCTCTACACCACCCCACCCCAGCGCAAGCCGCTCCTCGCCAGCGAGATCGTGACCATGTACGACGAAAGCCCGACGGGCGACAGCGACATGATTGCCTTCGCCCGCGCCATCGAGCGAGCGCATGACATTGGAGGTGAGAAATGATTGACGAAAAAACAGGCGGCCCGGCGTTTCCATTGGTTGCCCAAAATTGGCACCACAAAGGTATGTCGCTTCGTGACTACTTTGCGGCTCATGCGCTTCAAGGGTTCATAGCTTGCAACTCCGGGCAGCTTGGCGGTCCTGGAGATCGTGCGCTTATTGGCGGCAGGTCAGCAGAAGATGCCGTATCCAGCGCCGCGTATAGATATGCAGATGAAATGCTTAAGGCAAGGGGTGAGAAATGACCACTCTCTACGAAAAAATAGGTCGGCGGTACGTACCGGTCTTTGAGCGCTGGCACACGGCATGCGATGAAGATCAGATGAAACTTGGCACTTTCCGGCTTACTTACTGCTACACGGAAGGCGGTCGGCGGTATGAATACGACGTCACGCCGGCCACTGCATCATTCAAGGCGGCAGCGATGGTCGCCAAGGATGCCATGATTGCAGCGATGAAAGAGGCGTCTAGAGTTAAACCAAGCGGCACGCATCCATTTACGAAACGGCAGCTCAAAATACTGGAAAGATTTAGGTCAGAAATGGAAGCAGCGGGCGGATTATTACCAAACGTATGGGCGCATGCCCATCCATACGAGATTGCAGAAGCCGGGATTAAAGCTGTTGAGGATTACAAACCGTGAGTTTTTTTAACTAAAGGGGATAGTTATGGGCGTGGCGTTAGTTGTTGGCTTTCTTACTGCAATTGGCTGGTGGGGTGGAAACAAAGTTACGGCGGCTATTGATGGCGCCATGGCACAACCTACTGCACAAATTCAAAAGGCAGATCAAAAATGAATTACGTTCCTGTTCATACTTCAATTGCGCCAAACTACAATTATTTAAGCGCAGAGAATGCGTTTCTTCGTCATAACATTGAGTACAAAGATTCTGTTTTGTGCGAGCAACAACAAACAATTTCAAAGCTGAAAGCTGATGTCGATCAGCTTTCGCAAGCAAACATGAAATTTAAAACAGATCGCGACAAGTTTGAAGCAGACTCAAGACGTTGGCAGGTAATGAAGCAAATTATCAAAAACCAAGGTAATGAACAGCAGCTTTATGAAGTTCAGAAAATTGTCGACAAGGAGATAGAAAGTGAACGAGCAGGAAAGAAAAGTATGGAATGAGGCGATCGATTCGGTGCTTGAACTGCTCCGAATTCATCCACCTCACAGGATCGGTGAAGCCGCTTTTATGCGTCGATTGGTAAATTTAAAGGAAAAACCAAATGCAACCCGTGCCATTAAAGAAAGTAAGTTTCTCAGACCCAATTGAGCACGTATTTGAAATTTCAAGACAACCTAATGTTGAGCGTCATGACCGAAAAACATGGAAAAACTCTGACAATCAATTAACGCCACAAGTGCCAAAGAATGTTAGAGCAGCACTTGATGGTAGATCAGTTGTGGTTGAGATTCCTACAATCAGGCCGCAACAAGATCAGCAACAAGAAGTGAAATCTTCTGTACTCAAAAAAGCACTAACGATCGGTGGATTGATCGTCGCAATTCCTGGAACCATCGGGTGTTTTTCTTTGATGGCGGTAATCGGGCCGCCTGCTCTAGCTGTTGGTTTTGGATGCGCTGTCATAGGCGCATTGATTACAGCAGCCGGAGGAAAAGTTAGGTAATTTCTTCCTGGGGGATATTCCCCCAGGTTGTTCTATTCTTGTTTAAAAATCGGAGTACTAGTTACCCACCGCAATACAAAGTTTGCAAGCCCCACCACTGACAATACTGCGCCAGCGTGCGCTCCAAGAAACGGAGTAATCAGTGTCCCATTGCTGACAATCCAATCAACTACAGGAATCGCCGCTAAAGCACCGTTGAAAATCGCTGTTTTATAGCCTTTCATGCTGGCACCTTTCCTGATTGCAATTCGGCAAGCGTAAGCCCGCCGGTGTATTGAAAATGAGCAAACTCACGTAGCTTGCCCGTCCATCTGCCGGCCCATTCAAGTCCGACTGATTCTCCCAATTCGCCAACCTTGCGCCAGAGATCGCCATCCGGACCAGTTGTGTTCCATACTGGTTTGCCGTTACGAATTGGCACCACATCAAAAGCGCACCGCCAGTTATGCCACGATTGCCCAGGACGGGCATTGGTGACAATCATGCCTGGTTTAGTTCGCCCTTGAGCAAACA